TAGGTTTTTCAATCCTTCACTTTTTACAGTATTCAAAGCTTTAGCTTTATTACCTGAAGTGACAGGTGATGATTTTTTATTAGTCTCCAATGTAAATGACTTCTTTTGGGTCTCCACGTTACCTTGCAATTTTGGTAACCATTCACGTTCAAACTCAATCCTGGCGGCCATTAAGTCAGCCTGGTGTACAATATAAGGTAATGAAGTACGTGGTTTCTGTTCTGGCATATAAGCCATCAAATACTTCTTATTTGCCTCATCATATAAACCATCATGAGTCTGAATGGTGATCATTTCATTAAAAGTATATTGAATACCATGAGCCTGGAGTAGGAATAAACCACGATCGGGAACAGAAGCGAATGGAACTTTGTTATTAAACATATAATCCTCTCCTAACTTTTCACGTCTCCAATTGTCAGTCTGGGGGATATATGATTCTTGAGTTTCATCTCCCATTTTGCCCAAATCATGATTCAGGGCAGAAAATACCAATTCTTCTTTAGTATATGTATTTAAATCGGCTCCCATTTGACCCCACAAATCATGGAGATGAAGAGCACAAGTAATAACACGATTAACGTGTTCTACATAACCTCCAGGGAAAGCATTATGGTATTCTTTTTTATGAGCAGCAGGCATCAACATTAGACGCTCTTGATACTTTTCATAAAATGACTTAAGTGCGGTTCTACGAGGTTCGGAAATATGATCCTCAATAAATCCCATCAGGTGCAACCAGTTTTGTTGAATTTCTTCAGCAGTAAGATTCATATATTAAATATTGTTGATTTCGTTTGGTCCTAAAGGTTCTTGATTTACAAATACCTTAGCATCATCAATAGCTTCTTTTAAAATAACAAGTGTTTCTTGAACTTGTTCTTGAGTACTACCACGTTGGAGAAAGAAGTACAACTTTTCAACCTGCCCCTCTGCTTTCTCTAAACGTCTCATTATTATATCTCTATTTTTCATATGTTTTTTTAAACCCCGTGATTGGAATATAATACCTAAAAGAATTAACTCCAAACTTAATTAAAGAAGTTTTTGTACTTCGTCGAGAATCTTTTTAAGATGCGCACAACGTTCATATTCTTCCTTTTCCTGAAAGTGAAGAAGGGTTTCATTTAATGCTTTTGGTAAATATTCGTCAATTACCAAACTGATTGATTCTTTATGAGTATCTAAACTTGGGTCAAATTTTGAAATATAATACCAAGCCCTTTCATAAGCAAGATCATCTCCCACCAAATCCAGGTCTGATAAGTTAATTTCTGGGTCTGATTTTTCTAAAAAGGAAACGATTTTTCTTTTGAATAACTTATGATTCAATATCAATTTTTTAAACATACCTAACCAGTAAGCAGGATGTTCTTTAAAATCAACAAACACAATATGTGTGTCTTCTTTTATTTTATCTTCAGAACCAGAATCAAATAAGCTAAATATCTTACTGATGTCCATATGTTAATACATATAGGCGCCATAAAAAAATATATAGCGCCTATAATACATTATTTTGCGATATTCGCGGAGGGTGTCGAAATTAACGAATTATTTTAATAACGCGTAATATTCTTTGAAATGTTTAATGCGATCTGCTAAACCGATTGTACCACCATTTACACGTTTTGTTACCGCTGTAACTGTAGCATCATCAGCACCCTTGTCACAAATTGACCAAAGTCCATTTGAATCAAAGAAGAAAGCAGCAGACATTAATGGATATTTAGTAGCTACCAAATCAGGATTAGCCATTAAATCTTCAGTAAGAACTTTATCAAGTTTCTGGTAGTTAGATTTTCCGGTTAATTGGATGTAACCACGACCTCTAAATTTCCAACCTTCACCTGAAGCTGTATCACCGTTACCCATTCTAGATGCATAAACGACGTTTGCAATCTTTTCAGGATTACGAGCATAACCAGCAGCATCTCTACCGGCATTCTTAAAATACTTTGGGAAGATTTTATTCAAACCATCAGCAGAATAATTTAAATTTTCGCTTATGGCTTTAAATCCACCTGATTCGTGACCACATTGAGCTAAGAAGTGAGCTAATCTTAAAGTATTAGTAATGTTAAATTTAGCAGCTGTGTCAGGAATTTGAGCAATTACTGCATCAGGAATGTGTCCTTTTAAGGCTTCTAATTTAAATGATGAAGGGGGGATAGAAACAGGAGCAGCTGCTGGAGTTGAAGTTCCAAACATTTTACTCCAGGTTCCATCACCTACTAACCCATCAGCAGTTAAACCATTTTTAGATTGCCATTCTTTTACTAATTTTTCAGTACCAGGTCCGAAGATGCCATCAGCGGCAGTACCTAATTTAGTTTGGAGTTTTTTAACATCCTCACCTTTAGAACCAACTTTTAATAACATAATTATTCTTCTGTTTCTGATGAACCTTTCTTACCCCAAATTTTATCAACTGAGGCTAAACCTAAACAACCAAAAGCTAACATAGCTACTGAATTTACTAATGTATCTGATGGTTTGATATCGCCATGAGAATAGCTATTAACAAACATAGTAATACATAAAGTTAAACCACATACAATACCAACAAATCTTTTAGAAGATGGGGTACCTTTTTCGTCTTTTAAAAGACCTGAAATCCAATCAATAATTTTTTTCATAATTTTTTTATTTTACTCCGTTTAAATTGTACATATTTTTTAGAATGATTAAATCATCTATATCAGCGGAACTATCACCAGCAAGGGCTTTTTCAATTTTCAAATCGATGATTTTCATTTCTTTTTTAATTTTAATCATCTGTTTAATATCCATAGGATTAGCAGAAATAGTATCCAAACCACTCATAGCTACAGTAAAAGCTACTTCTTCAGCTACTTCTTCCATAATAATCATTTCCTCAGCTAAAGATTCAACTTGAGATTGAGTTTCTACAATGGTTTCTTCTAATTGTTCTACATTTTCAACAATTTGTTGTTCGACTGCTTCTTGCTTTTTAGCAGCTACTGTTACTACAGTTCCTGCTTTAACCATATTTTTTTGGCTTTTGGCTAAAAGTAAATCAAGTTCATCAAGTTGATCTTGTTTAATACCATAGACTGGTGGAAACATGTCTACGGTTGCAAATAATAATACTAATACTAAAAATTTATCTAAATGTTTCATTTTACTGAGGAATTTTGCCCAACGCGGTCAAAACCTCTAGTTTAGTAGTAGCTGCAGCTAATGCGCTATCTGACTTTTTCAATTGAATGAGACATTTATCAATTTTAACTTCAAGAGACTCAATTTTTTGAGTATGTCTTTCAATTTGGGATTGATAATTCATTTTGTTATCTAACCAAAGATATCCTACAACTACAAGAAGTAAAAATTGTACTGCTTTCCAAGGATCTTTAGCAAATTGTTCAAATGTTATAGGTAATTTCATAATTTTCTATAAATATTAAGCTTCTAAGTCAGGTATTGTAACGTCGAACTCTGTTGGTTCTCCTAAAACAGCGGTCAAAGAAGAATCAAACGTAATATAGTAGAATACAGGAGAATCTAAGTCTGCTGTATTATAATCACACCATTTTTGAGTTACATCATCTGGTGATTTAGGAATACCGTAAAAGGTATTGCAGGACTGTACTGCTGCTTGAGCTTCTGCTTCAGTTGTGTATTTGTATCCTATGATTGTCATAATTAGTATATTTTGTAAAAGTCGTTGATGTTGGTTTCTATGCCCGTGCGGTTGGACGATTGGTCGGATGAGTATAAAATTAGTTCTTGAATTTTGCCATCTAAATACGCACCGCCATAATTATTTGTTCCTATTGACAAGTTGTTTAATCCTTGTGTTCCAGCATCTTGTTGTATTTCTTGGTTTGCATTTACATATAAATAACTATTAGAACCGTAATGCAATACAGAGAAAACCGATTGACTTTGTGTTTGGTTATATGAGCCAACTTGAAGACCGCTATAAATTTTCCAATCACTATTAAAATATAAATATGACCTGTCACCAGTACTTCCCCTGTCATAAACCATACCTCCAGAAACATTGCTATTTTGAGCAACTGAAAAAGTGCTAATTGGTTGTGAAAGTGTTATTGTTGCACTAAATCCGATTTGATACCCAAATTGTATTCCAGCTTTCCCATTTTCCGTAATTACCGAACCGCTTGAAACTATCTGCGGCTGATTCGCTGCTGTTGACTGAACCGCATTATTTCCATTCCCAGACTGATCATACCAAGTAGTTACGTAGGCATCGAATGGGAAAATATTGTAGTAGTTGTTTATGTTTGATTCTATGTCTGTGCGGTTGGAAGTTTGGTTACCTAAGTACCAAATACTTTCTTGGACTGTTCCTGTAAAAGCATACCCCCCAGAAAAATCACCCATATTTCCCAGTGCTATATTATTTTGAGAGGATAAATTAGCAGTTAATAAATAAGAAGCTACTAAACTAGTACCTGTAGCATAAACACTAGACACATTGCCTCGGTTTGCAATTGATTGGGCTACTGAATTTTTATACCATTGGGTAATACCTGCGTTATCTTCAGAGGTTGCTGCAGAACTAGGTTCAGCAATAGGGAAATATAAAATACTATTACCGTGAAGTATCCATTGAGTATCTGATGTGCTAAATGTTTCAAAAACAGTAGCTCCAGTAGATCCGGTTGCCCAAGTATGTAATAAGTAGGTAGGTATAGATCCATCAAAGCTTATCGCAGGTTTACCATTAGTAGTTACTAAACCGGTATTACTATCATAAATTTTAGGTTGTTTAGTTGCTGTTGATTGGGTGGCATGTTTACTGTCTTTGGCTTGGTTATACCAAGTTGTTACAAAGCCGTTATTACCTACACCGACCCAAGCCTCTAAAGTTCCATCTGTGATTTCTGATGGTGTAAAGTTTGCTTCACTATTATCAGAATCTCTTCTTACCCTAATAACAGGTCCTGAATAAGTAGATTCAATATATCTTAACGAATACCCTATTTCTGGTCCATTTCCATAATCGGCAGGTAGTGCTGTTCCAGCATTAGTTGCAAAATTAGTTAATGCTGTAGTATCTAATTCAACTGGATTAAATCCGATATTTGTTTCTTCATTATCAACAGAACGTCTTACTCTAACGGCAGGACCTTCATAATATGAATTTAGAAGTCTTAGAGAATAAGCTGCTGCTGCATTAGGCCATCTATCTAATAAAGTACCATAAGATAATCTACCTCCAACTCCTCTAACTCGTAAATTAGAACCTGTAATAGGAACAGCAGGAATAAAATATAAATTACCTCCCCCCTGTTTTACAACAGCTCCCATTTTATAATCATCTTTTACAATATTTACAATTCCTGAATCGTATGTGAAAGAACCTGAAGTACTTTTGGTACTTCCTGTATCATACTGCCCATTTTGATTTGGAAGAGTTTCTAAAGTAAAATAAGAAGTACCTGGGTGGGATTGGGTAATAGACCACGTAACAGCTTGAGATGCTGATATATTGTCTGGAAAATAGGTTATGGATCCTGTGGTATTAAAGGAATAAGTAGCCATTTGTTATAAATATACAAGAAAAAAGGCCCATTGAAAAATCAATGGACCTGTACCGTAGCTACGGGCATCTGACTGCGCAAAATTAAAAATAGTCTTTTCCTAGTGATTTTCGTATAAAATCTACTTTTTGATTTATTTCACTATAAATTCTAGTAATCTGTTCAGTATGTTTTTTATCTACCGAATCAACTTGTTTATAAAGGGAATTATTATTATTATTCATTACCCTTGTAACCTCTGAAAGATTGTTACTTATTAGTTCAATTTTAGACTCTAGTTTTTCAATGTTTTTTTTAGATTGTACTACCATATCAATGAGTATTACAATACACACTAATAAAATACCTAATCCAAAAGCAAATATTGTTTCCATAGTGATCCCAGCTGGATTCGAACCAGCGACCTACTGCTTAGAAGGCAGTTGCTCTATCCAACTGAGCTATAAGATCTTGCTCCCTGACTTGGACTCGAACCAAGGACCTACTGATTAACAGTCAGTTGCTCTAACCAGCTGAGCTATCAAGGAAGTTATACCTAGGTGGGGTCGCTGATGCGATGCATGGGACCTAAGTATAGGTTTTGGTGGGCCTTCCTGGATTCGAACCAAGCACCGGCTGATTATGAGTCAGCTGCTCTAACCTAATGAGCTAAAGGCCCTGAGACAAATGGCGAAATTCGTCTCTGTCTTCAGTGGCGCGGAAAGTGAGAGATTCGAACTCCCGGACCTGTTACAGTCAACAGTTTTCAAGACTGCCGCAATCGACCACTCTGCCAACTTTCCAATACCCTGCTCTGGCTAAGTGAGCTTCATTCGCCCGGGTTCAGGCTCCTGCCGGTTGCCAACCAGCGCGTTGAGCCACAAGACGGACTCGAACCGCCGACCATCTGATTACAAATCAGAAGCTCTACCAACTGAGCTATTGTGGCATTAGGATTGTTTAAAGACTATCCTGAGTCATAGAGTCTACACAAACAGAATCGCTTGAAGTAGAATCACAGCAAGTGGCTGAAGAATCAGTACAAACTGTGTCGGTACTTTCACTACCGCACGCGGCTAGGAAAGCTACCATTGTTAATGCAAAAAACATTTTTTTCATTTTGTCGGGATACGAGGATTCGAACCTCGGACCCTCTGGTCCCAAACCAGATGCGCTACCGGACTGCGCTACATCCCGAACACTCTAACCAATAAATTCAAAGAACGAACTACGTGAGCCTCCTAGTACTGCTGGCCGGGATCGAACCGGCACGACCTTTTCGGGTCACGGGATTTTAAGTCCCGCGTGTCTACCTATTCCACCACAACAGCATATCTTTATAGAGCCA